CGTCGGGGGCGGATCATCGCTCTGCGAGGCATCAGGGAGTCCCTCCATCGAGGTCGCCCAGCGCCTGGGCGACGAAATCTTTGGTTGCGAGCTGGGTCGTGCCCGGTCCGGAAGCTGCGGTGTAGGCCACGGGGTCTGTCGCCTCGATGGCGACACGGCCCGGCTCCCCCTCGATTTCACGCCAGAGCGTGGTCAGGTCATCGGGGCCGGCGAAGGCTTGAAGACTGCCGTCGCTCATGACGACGAGCCGCCCGCTCGGGATGGGCGTGGTGTCCACGTTGCCGTCAAGGTTCCGTAGGTCCTCCAACGGCCTTGTGGCCGTGACCGTTCTGTAGACTCGAGCGAAGCGGGGGATGCCGCCTGCCGAGAGCTCCGTCGCCGGAGGGAAGATGTAACGGGGCATCAGAACTGCTCTCCAAGGTCGGGTGAGTCGTTGTCCCGGACGACGGGCACGGGGAACAGGCAGGAGCCGTAGCCGGCGTTTACCAGCTCACCCGCTTCTTGCGGGGAGACGATGGTGATGTGCCCGCCCAGATAGACGGCATCGGCGTCAGCCAGGTCGTCGTCGGTGGGGTTGACGTACGGGTGGTAGTACCCGTCCCGCTTGACGAGGGTGTAGCCCTCATCGAGCGTGTAGTAGCGGAAGAAGCCCTTGCAGTCGATCCGCTCGGGCCGAGTAGGTGGGGAGAAGGCGTAGCCGTCCGGGCCGTCGTAGCCGGGGTCACCGGGTCGCACCCAGTAGGGGCCGGCGCCGTACACGCCCTCGCCGAAAGAGCCAACGATCACGGTCACTGGGACTCCTTGCAAGGGAAGGCCCCGGCCCCCCGAAAGGGGCCGGGGCGCAGGGCATTACAGAGCGGCGACCGAGCTGCCGGACTCGATCCGCACGATGGCCTCATTGCGGTACATGGCCCAGCCGAGCAGGCCGTACCAGCCGAGAGTGCGGAACCGGCCCAGCTTGTCCACCTGGGGGCCGAACACGGTGTGGGGGTTCTCCACCACGCGCTCCACGATCACCTCGCGGCCCTGCACGTAGGTCTGGTAGACCTGCGCGCTGGAAGCGCCGCTAGCGGCGTTCCGGGTGCGGGTGTTCTCCATGAAGCGCAGGCCCTCCCACTGGCCCGTCTCGCCCACCCAGAGGCGGTTCTGCGAGACGCCGTACTCCTGCGGGACGCGCCAGCCACCGGAGCCGGTCTCTTCGCGGAGGTCGTGCGACACCTTCGGGTGGATACCCGCGGCGTAGTTCACGCCGTCGATCGCGGGCACCTTGTTGCTCCGAAGCTTCGTCACGGCCTTGCGCAGGTCCGCCGAGGTCAGCTTGTCGGCCGCGGTGATCAGGTTCGTGGCCCCCTTGTTGCCGGCGCGGAGCACCTGCGTGGCGGTCACCATCACGTCCTGGACCAGCTCGTCCATCACCTCCGCGCACTGGTTGCCCAGTGCGGTGACGGCATAGCTGTCCACCTGCCCCATGGAGGTGTTCTCCAGGAGCTTCGTGATGATGCTCGCGTCGCCGTACTCGTTGATCGTCACGGAGACGGTCTGAGTCTTCGGCAGGGCACGAGCCTGCACGTCCTGCTCTTCGTTCAGCGGGGTCTTGGCCGCGGTGACCGCGGCTGCGTCGAACCAGTCGTACTTCTGAAGCACGACGGTCTGACCCGGCTGAGTCTGGTTGCTGATACCGCGGCTCGAGACCCACGCGCGGTAGGCGGGGGTTTCCCGGAGGACCATGCCGAAGGCGAGGTCGTACGCGGTCTTGACGGTGTTGACAGCGTAGCCATTGGGGCTACCGCTGAGAATTGAGGTATATGCGTCAGGCACTACCTGTCAGTCCTCTCATGTGGTCGGGGGTCCAGCGTTGTAGAGGTCCGAGAACTTCTCGACATCCCCTGCCGCGGCTTCCGTGATGGAGGCCAGCCATGCGGCGGTGGCAGACGAAATGTCAGGTGCCACAGCGGATTCCGGGTTCTGGATGCGACCCCACGCATCGGCGTCAACCGCCGGCTCTGCCGGCTTCTCTTCCACCGTGGAGGTCTGCGTCGCAGTTGCCTCTGCCTTCGGTGGAGCCTTGAAGTTGAACACGTCTGCGTTCTCGTCCAACCAGCCCCGTACCGCCTCTTCCGTCGGCTCGAGGTCTGCGGGCATGTAGGTGGCGAGCTTCTGGCTCGCCCCCAGCTCCGTCAGTACTGCCTTCACGGAAGTGGTGCGCACGGTCCCGAGAGCCTTGTCGCGATCTGCGATCGCGTCGGCCTTCTCCTTGCCCAGCTTCTCGATCTGCTTGCGCAGGTTCTTCACCAGGTCGCTGTTCTCGGGGTTCTCGTCGTCATCGAACACTGTTGTTGCATCTCCCTTGTAGGTGTTTCGCCACACGCTCTAGCCCGCCAGGGGTAGCGGAGAGGATCGTGACTGCCGGTCTGGGTACGCCGAACAGGGCCGGTCGATCTGTTCGGGAGTGGACCACGCCGGAGTCGAACCGGCGTCCAAAACGGTTCCCGCGTGGGGCTTTCCGTCCTGTCGAAACCTTCGTGGCCCTTGACTCACCCACGGGTCTGCCCCTCACTCTCAAACCTGGTCTAGACGTTGCGCTCAGGTGGAGGGGTGGCGCTGAACAGGCGCCGGCGATTCCCTGGTGAGTCTCCGGTGTTCAGCCGGAGCAAGCGGTCAAGGATCTTGACCACTGGTCTTGGTTGGCCGCTAGTCGCAGCGGCCTTCACAGGAGAAGTCCTGTGGATCGGTTTGTTCACCGCTCTCAATAACGGTGAACGTTTCGTTGCAGTCCTGGCACTGGACGCCGGCTAGTTCACGGCTCATGGCTCCTACTTCGGTGTGCGGTAAGCGATTCGCGTAGACCAGATCCGCTCTTTACGGACGGCGAGACCAGCCCGGGGGGCGGCGTACATGTAGCCACCGCCGGCGACGATTCCCACGTGGTAGGCGTAGCCGGAGCTGTTGAGGAAGAACACGAGGTCACCCGGCTGCGGATTGCTGGTCCTCTTCATGGCCCGCATCTGATCGTTCGCCACGCGAGGGATGGTCTTGAGGCCTGCCTTGCGGTAGGCCCACCGGGTGAGGCCGGAGCAGTCGAAACCCTGCGACGGGCTGTTGCCGCCCCAGACATAGGGCACGCCGATCTGCCTACGGGCTTCAGCGATTACGGCTTCACGCCAGTTGGCGGGAGCCACGGCCTTGACCGTGGTGGCGGTCGCCTTCGGGGTGGCCTTCACTGTCGGCTTGGGCGTTGCCTTCGCCGTCGTCTTCGGCTTCGGTGTGGCCTTGGGCGTCGGCCGCGGTGCCTCGCGCTCGAGACGGAAATCCACGGCGGTCGGTGCCGGCGTGGGCGCCGGCAGTGTCGGCAGGGAAGTGGGAATGTCTCGCTCGATCTTCTCGGTTACGAGTTCCGGCTGCGCCTCAAGGGCGATGTCCAGGGCGTCATCGGCGGGCGGCATTGCGGCGATGGTCGCCGCAAGAACGATTCCGGCCGTAGTGGCTACGGCTGCCGCCTTCTTGCCCCGGTCGTCTTTCGGTTGCTCTAGCTTGTGCCGAGGCAAGATCCCTCCTAGATCCCACTACCTCCGCTCAGGGAGGTGGTGCTCGACGTGCCTCCGAATGAGGCACGCTCCTGCGACGCGAGTTTGCGCACCTTCTCCGTGGCGGCTGCGTCGTTGTTGAAGACCTGCGCGATCACGTCGTCCTGTGTGACCTGCTGGCCGTAGATGGCCCCGAGCTTGTTGGTGGTGGCAGCGGTGGCTGCCACTTCCCCGAATCCGGCTTGGAGCTGTTGGCTGGTGAAGCCTTGCCGCGCAAGGTCTTCCGCCGTGCCCTGGTTGATGTTCAGGTTCTGGCGCTGGGCGGCGGCACCCGCCTCTGCGGCCTTGATCCGCTGGTCGATCAGGGTGGTTGCCCGGGTCGGGTCCAAGGCGTAGGCGATGAGGTCGCCCGTGTTGTACCACTGCCGCATGTAGTCGAGCGTGCCGGGGGCCGCGTTGTTGATGGCGTCCGAGGCGGTGTCCACGCGCTGCTTCAGTTCGGTGGGACTGATGTCCTGCTCGAGGAACTTCTGGAAGTCGCTCGGCTGGTCGTAGAAGCCGAGCGGCAGGCCGGCTTGAGACATGAGCTGACGGTAAGACCGTTCCGTCGCAAGGTATTCGGCCGGTGACAGCGCCGGCAGGCCCGCCTTGATGCGGGCGTCGTTGGCGGCGAACCGTGCCTTGTATTCGGGCGTGTCCTGCAGGGCGACAGCGATCGTGTCGGAGCCGAATCCTTCTTGGAGCATCGCCACGATGCGTGGCGCCAGGGAGCTGAGGCCGTACTGCTCGAAGATGTTGGTGAGGGCGGCAGCAGCGTCACGCTGCGCCCCGGTCAGGCCGGGGATGTCAGAGGCTAGAGCCATCAGAACGCCCCCAATCCCATGTCACTGAGTACCTTCTTGCCGACGGACATGATCGAATCCTGGGCGTTCTGCGTCTTCAGCCAGGCGGGGTTCTTCCGCATCTGCTGTTCGAACTGCCATAGACTCTGACTGGCCGGTTTCCCGTCTGGCCCAACGGAAGACAAGGCGTTGCGGATGTCCCTGTCGTTGAGGTCGATGTCCGCGGGGTTCATCTCGAGGATCTTCGCCTTCGCCTCCATGAGCGGCTGCGCGATGTCGAATAGATCCATGCCGGCGTCCAGCTCGTCGGCGTAGGCCGGCGCGAGAGACTTGGCAGACTTCTTGATGTAGTCCTTGTAGAACGCGACGTTCGCGTTGCCCATGGCTATCTGCTGGGCCCACGACTGCATCGTGGCCGCGGAGATGTTGACTCCGTTGCGCCAGGCCGTCTGCTTCAGTGCGTCCGTATCCGTTGCGGCAGAGCCGTTGTAGACGCCGTTGACGGCGTGGACGTAGCCACCCATGGCGTTGCGCAACTGGCTGTCGTTCCAGTTGAGCATGAGGGCCTGTTCGGCGATGGCGTTCAGCTTCACCGACGGAATGCTGGCGCCCATCTGGGCGGCAGCGTCAGCGATCTGGGCCCGCATCTGGGCCCGGCGTTGGGTCATGGTCGCCGGGTCCGTGTTCTTGAGCACCTGGTACTGGCGGGCGGATTCGCCGTTCTTCTTGTACCAGGCCGTGTTTCGGAGCTCCGCGGTGAACTTCTCCGCGGTGTAGTTGTTCTTGACGGCTGCGTCGAACAGGGCCGAAAGGCTCTTGTCACTGCGTAGGAGAGCCAGTGACCAGCCGTAGTCGGCGGCAAGGGTGGCCTTGTCGAGGTCAGGCACTAGCCCTCCGTGGTGTTAGGATCAGAGCATGAGCGAAGAACTGCGGCACAACGTTGGGGTCCATGCCACCGCGTTCGGCTGGGGTTGGGGCTGCTCCTGTGGCCGGCAGGGCGCGGGCGTTTCCGCCCGAAGCCCCGAGGCTGCAAGGGAATACGGCTTTCGCCATGTGCGAGCTGCGCACAAGGTCGCCTCAGACGTTAAGGTGGACGCCGAACACTGACTCGCCCTTGCCGAGCTTCCTTATACGGACGTTCAGTCCCGTCCGGGGGGCCTCGAGGACCTGGCCGTTGCCGAGCCAGAAGGCGACATGGCCGGGGCCGTTCTTGCCGTGGTTGAAGAGCACGAGGTCACCGAGCTCGAGGTTGTTGAGCGATGTCCGCTTGCCGGCGTTCGCCTGTTGCTGTGAGACCCGCGGCAGGTTGACGCCGAACTTCTTGTAGACGTACTGGACGAGGCCGGAACAGTCGAAGCCGTTCGGCGTGGTACCGCCCCAGACGTAGGGCGTCCCGAGGAACTTCTTGGCGTACTCGATCACCTGTTGCCGCCGGCCGTTGCCGGCCGCGGTCGAAGTGAAACCTCCGGGGTTCCACGTGCCACCGTCCGTACCCGTTCCCCAGCCGCCCCCGTCGCCGGCCAGTTCCTTGAACTGGGACTGCGTTACCCGCTGGCTGAGCATGCCCCCCAGGCCGAAAGGCATGTCGATGTCGTCGCCGGACGTGGGCGTGAGGGACGTGTCCACGTCCAGATCGAGCGGGTTGATCAGGGATGCCGCGGTGTCTGTGTTGACGGTCATGCGGGTGCCGCCAAGGCACGCAACAGTGTGTCGTGGTAGAAGGTGGCTGCCTGGTAGGCGCCGTACTCCGGGTCCTTCTCGGCCTGCTCCGTGAGCAGGTGCTGGGCGTCGGCCTGCGTGAAGCCGCCGCTACTGGTGGAACTCGAGGTGCTGTTCCCGTTGGCGTCCACGGTCTGCGTGGTCTTCGTGATGGTGGGCGAAGCCTTCGCCCCCGCGGTGATGATGCCCGAGTAGCGGGACAGTTCCCCGTCGTCCGGGTCACGCCCCAGCTTGTCCTGGAAGATCGCCTTCACTGCCTCCGCGGCTTGGGCCGCGGTGGGCAGGTCTACCGACTTGGACGTGGAGGTCGTGGTGCGGGGCCCTGCCGCGGCCCCGCCGCCGCCCCTGCCGCCGGCACTGGCGCCGCCCTCGAACACGTCGAGCATCTGCCACGGGGTGACCTTCTTGCCGGCTCCGTAGAAGCCGGCTGCCTGCTCCACCGCGTCGAACCATTTCGACTGCGCGGCAGCGTATGTGGGAGCAGAGATGACGCCGGCACGGTAGAGGCGGGTGGCGATGGCGGTACGTTCCGCATCGCTCATCACGAACCACTGCGACTTGGCGCCGTCGATGGTGGTCAGCTTCTCTTGCATCGTCTTCTGCAAGTTGCCGTGGGCGAAGCCGTCGGCCGTCTCCCGTGCGGTCATCACCGCGGACTGCCCGAGGAACACCTGTGGCGCGCCGACAGGGGCCGATGAGCCCCCGCCAGCAGTGCCGCTGGCCTTCAGTTGAGCCAACGGGTCGGGATCAGTTGGCATAGTCCAGCTCTCCCGTCAGTGATTGAGAATCGGCCTCGAGGGCCCGATTCCATAGCTGCTCGAAGCCGATGTTTCCTTGGACGAGGGACGAGGTGAACTGGTCCCACGCTTGGAGCAGGTCAGGGTTGCCGGCCAATGAATGCTTCTTGCGACCGGCCAGTTGCCCCATGATCCATTCACGGCCGTCCATGTACTGCCGTAGCGCCTGCTGGTCGCTACGTGCCGCGAACTGCGGATTCTTGTTCTGTTCCGTCAACAAAGCGGTGACCAACCGCTGGGCCTTGCCCGAATCCCTCTGGGCGTAGTCATCGCGGAACGCTTTGTTCTGCTCCTTCAACGCTTCCACGAACGTCTTCTTGGCTTCCTTCAGGTCTTCGGCGCCCTTCTGGTTGATGGACGTGAGGCCACGGTCCGCCAACTGCTGGTTCACCCAGGTGGAACCCTTCTGGTATTCCGACCACCCTCGAGCGGCTTCCACCGCGTTGAGGGCATCCTGCGGCGACTGCTTGCCGCGGTACTTGGTCGGGTTACCTTCGCCCACCGACTGCGTGAGCTGGTAGGTGTAGACGGACTGGTTGAAGCTGTCCCCATCGTCAGTGCCGTACACGTTGTCCGGCCCCACGAACGCCCACCCAAGTTCCGGATCGGCGGCGATCGCCTTCTTGATCCGGGAGTCCTTCATGACGTTGTAGGCGTTCTCCGTGGCGACGATCCCCGTCTCATTGGCGCTCAAAGAGAGTGCCATGCGGTAGTACTCGGGGTAGTCCTCGAAGAACTTGTCCTGCCATTCACGGCCGTACTTCTGCTGATAGATGTGCGCCTGGTCCATGTAGAACTGCGTCTTCGGACTCGGCGTCATCGACACGGGGGAAGCGTAGGAGATGGCAGCTCGGAGTAGGTACCAGTTGCGGGTCATGCCCGCGACCTCTTCCGAGGTCGGCTCCTTGTCCCGTTTGCCGGCCTGGAACAGTGACAACTCTTGTGCCTGCAATTGGGCATAAGTGTTGTAGTAGTCCTGGCTGTTGTCCATGAACGGCAGTACGCCGGAGTTGCGGAGCTGTCGCGCCCAGCCCGGGAGGGCCTGGCCGATCACGCTCTCGTCGCTGGCGCCGTACGGCAGCAGGTACTTGATGACGGGGTTGTCCGCGGCTTCCGGGAAGGAACTCTTGACGAGTTCATTGACGGGCACCTGGACGAGGGGGCCCATGCCCGGCAACCACCACGGGTCGCCCTGGAAGACGATGTTGAAGCTGTTCTTGTTGATGCGGAACCCCTTGGCCCCCACCTTGCCGGCCAGCCTCTCCGGGAGGATGACGTACTCGCCGTCACCGATGAGGGCGCCGTCCTGCTCTTTCGTCAGCTTCCGCCAGGTGCCGTCGGGCTCCTGCAACCAGTGGTCGCCGTTGGCGTCCACGCGGTTACCGTTGGAGTCCTGCACGAGGTTGGCGTTGTTCGGTGCGTCCCAGGCGTTCTCGAGCCGCGACAGCACCCACGGGCTGTCGTAGAGCAGCCCGCCCCACTTCTTCATCATGTCTTCCCACGCGGAGAAGAACGGGGAGAAGAGCGGCATGGCGTGAGCCATGTTGCTTGTGTGGCTGGCGTCGAAGAGCACCTGGCCCACCTCGCGGCGGGCCATGCGGTCCGCTGCGATACGGGCGTTGTTCAGGTCTTCGGCCGTCATGTCGTCGCCCAGCTTGGCGACGGTCTCCGAGAGGTTCCTCTTGAACGAGTTGGCGTACAAGGGGAGACGGGCCATCGTGTTCTCCGGCAGGTCACCCGCGATGTGGAACCAGGTGTTGCGGAGGTTGTTGTAGAACGCGGTGCTCGGCTTCACCTTGGTGGGCGAGTAGGACTCGCCATGCACGTTCATCCGGGGGATGAGGGATGGGCCGGCCTCAGTGACGCCAGGAGTCTTCGCCGTGGTGTCCTCGAACCAGCGCTTCATCTCCCGCTGCCCAACGGCCTTGCGGGACACTACGTCCCGCATCTCCTGCGCCGGCAGAAGGTGCTCCACGTGGCCGCGGAGGTCTGCGAGGTACTGGTCCAGATCGTCCGCGTGGGACGCGGACAGGTTGCGCCACTCCGTGCGAGCGGCGCCCGTCTTGCGGATAGCCGCCTTGATCTCCTGATCCGTGGCTCCGTTCACGACCATCATGGCGAGAGGGGAGTTGCGGACCTGCTTGTTCACCGCCCGCTGGTAGGCGGGCGCCCAGTTCGCGTTGTCGGGGGCGACGATCGACCAGTCGCCTTCCATGCGAGCTTTCGCGAGGCCGCGGTCAGCGAGTTCACTGGCGACATCAGCCATCGTGCCGTCGCGTTGAGCGACGTTCGCGATGACGGGGCGGATGTACTCATCGGGGACTCCGGCGTCCTTGAGGATCTTCTCGCCGGCGGCGATGTAGTCGCCTTCCTTGACGATGTTGCGGAGCTTCATGGCTCCGTGAATCTCGCCGTCCGCGGCGGTGAAGCCGTACTTCCATAGCGACCCGAAGCCCTTGCTGAAACCGAGAGCCCATTGGGCGGCGCCCAGATGGGCCATCAGCCGCATCTGGGAGTCCACCTGGACTCGAGCGGGGTAGGCGAGACGGAACAGTGCGCCGAACTTCCAGAGCCCGGTGATGTCCCGGAGCATTGCGTCGGAGGCGTCTTGCAGGTTGGTGAGCTTCCCGACGATGGCGTCGCCGTCATCGGCGCCCAGCTTGTTCAGCCGGTTGGCCCATGCCTTGTTGCTGTTCGCCTTCCTCAAAGCCTTGTCCAGCATGCGGGGATCGACCATGTGCATGCTGTTCTCGATCTGCGCCTGCAGCAGCGGGCGGGACCAGGCGAACGTCTCCCCGGTCTCGTCGTCGACGTGCTGAATCACCTTGTCGGTGGGTGCGGCCGAGTAGAGACGGCCCTGCAGTATGCCGATCTGGCTGGCGCGAATCCCTTCGCCTGTCTCGATCAGCTTGCGCGTGGCCTTCGCGTCCAGGCCGTGGGTCCGGGCGATACTGGCGATCATGGCGTTCTCTGCCTGGCGCACCACGTTCTGCCGGGCGCCCTGATTGGGGGCGGCGATGAACTGGTCCAGCAGCTGTCGCCGCATGGTGGCGTCCATGGTGCGCACCTGCGACAGGTGCTCCTGGAGCTGAGTGAATCCTTCGGCGCCGTTCTTCACGTCGATCGTGCCGGG